GTATGTTCCGACTCTAGCTGGAACAGATATAGAGGTTGCTGGTCTTGATATTTTTTCTACTAAAGATACTGAGTTTTGCCAATCTGCTGAACCATCTGTTTCAGTAGAATATCTTAAATTATAATGTGATAAATCTAAATCAGGTATAGCTGTCCAACCCAAATGTGCTTCTTGTCCTGATATGTTACAAGATAAATCTTCAACATCACTAGGGGGTGCGATTGCACCTATAATTTTTCTTTGTGCTGTTACATAACTTGATGAACTTCCAAAAGATGATACTGCTTTAACTCTAACATCATATGTAGATTCATCTATTACATTTAATACTCTTTGAAATAATCCTGAACCTTGTGAGTGAATAATAAAATCTGAATCTGTACTAAGCTTATATTCTACTTGGTAATAATCAACAAAACTATCAGGTGAAGCACCAATAGCAATATCTAAAGCTGTTAGAGGTGTTTCATTATATTGTATTAATTGGTCAGTTAAAGTTACACTTGCTGGTGGTTGAACAGTAAATGGATTTGGAAGTGTTGTACTAGGAACTGCTGTTGCTTGTGTTTTAGAAGCAAAGCTATAATGGGAATCTTGGTGTTCTACTAAATTTAATCCTACTGTAAAATCTTCGTTAAAAGTCATACTTAAAACTCTAAAGGGTTTAGCTGAAAATCCTAATGAATTATGTGTAATATTTACTATATCTCCTATTGCTAAATCATAAGAATTAAAAGCTACATTGATACTCAAACTTAAAGCATCTCTACTTCTTCTTAATATAATTTCTGCCATTTCTTCAGCTTGATATGGAGAAGTAATAGTTTTAAAATCAAATCTACCCTCTAGTAAAAAACCACCATCAGCAGTTTTCATTGTTGCGTGTCTATCTGCACTTGGTAATCCTGAATCATCAATAGGTGGAAATTGTACTTCGTCTATTTGAAAGTTTCTATCAGGATTTACAAAGCTACATATAACTCTATTGAATTTACTATTTTTATCAGGGCTTGATAAATTATATCCACCAACAATATTATCTTCAGTTAATGTAATTGAAGCACTACCTGTTGTTTCTATAATTAATTGATATTTACCAGCACTATAAGGTAAGTAACCTCGACAACCTTTTAAGAACTCTCTTACATTATCAATAATAGATGAAGATGTATCAACTGCTGTATTAGTATCAAATATATTTATATCTGACCCACCTGAATAGGGTGTAACTTGCGTAACGCAAACTTGTGAAGCATCATAAAAACTTTGTAAATCTATTTCACTTGTTGTTAATCCTTTTCCATATCTTGTATTTCTTAAATAATCTAATAAGCAAAATGCTGGGTTTGTTGAAAAACTAGCAGTTTGTTCAGATAAATTAGATGCTAAAGTTACAACTTTTTTACCTTGTACTTTTGCTTGTATTTTTGGAACTCCAGCAAATACATCTTGATTCCATTTAAACCGAATAGCAAGATAAGCTAGACCTGATAGTTTATGATTACTTCCCCAAGATGATAATGTAGATAATAATGTTGAAGCTGATTGTCCGTCTGAACCATAGTGAGGTTCTACTCTAATTAGACTTTCTGAATCTTTATAAAAATTACTATCTGAACTATTAACTTCAACTGCTGTATTATCTGCTAAATCACTTGCCCAAGTAACAACTTTATCATCTATTCTAATTTCAGTTATATCATTTATTTCTCCCTCACTTAAAACTAAACAAATGTAAAGATAAGTGTTATCTGTTCCTGATGTTTCTACAAAGACTCTAGTACCACCAATTAATCTTTCTCCATATACAACAGGAATACTTGCGTCATTAGATTGTTTATTTAATAGAACACCTTTTTCAAAATCTTCGTAAGCTGAAGTTCCGAAATCAGGTATTTCAGGTTTCTTAGGTCTAAATATCCAAGAAATAGCTATTGTTGCAACTAAAGCAACAACAGGATTAATTCCTTTACCACCTGTTAATATTTTTGTTCCAGCACTTACTGCTGATCTAACAAATCCACCTATACTTCCCAAACCCATTATGCTCTACCCCATTTAATATCTAATACAGTTTGACTTGAAAAATCCATTCCAACATCTGTACTAAAGAATCTTTGTTGTGATGTATTATTTGTTTTTCTTCCGTTCTTTTTATCAAAGTCTGCCCAATGAGATACAACAGATAAATTTAATACACTTGATTTTTCTGATTCTGAAACATTAAAGCTTTCAATATTTCCTTTATATAAAAGAAAAGGATCAGCAATTAATTGATTACCATTACTTAATAAACCTCTAAAAATAGTAATAGAATCATTAGTTACATTTTCTCCTAATACTGTTGATATAAAAGTTTGGTCTGCACCTGATAAACTTAAAACTAAACTTGTTTTAGTAATATCTGTTTCTTCTGTAAAATTAGAAACACTTAAAATAAAATCTGATGCTGTGTATGTAACACTAGAACCTGATACTGATGATGTTAAAGAAAATGAATTATCAGTAAGATTTACAGGAGTCGAAAAACCAATCGTAATAAGATGAATTGGTCTAATATCATTTGTTGCTAGTTCGTTCTTTACTGCTGTCGTTAGACTTCTTGTCATCTTCGTATGTTCTCCTATTTACTTTAACATTTAAAACTTTAATGATTGCTTTATCTGATGGTTCTTCATATTTGCCAAGATTATTATTGACGATATTAATATCTTTTTCATCAACTAATTCTTCAGCTAGAACATCAACTGTTGCCCAATGCTTAATTAAGTATTTCATTACAAAGCTTCTTCAACATCAAATTGATATTCATAATACAAATTACCATCTTTGTCTGCACCACTAACACCAAACTCTTGTATATCAGAAGTTAAATAAACTGTAAAAGGAACATTGTCATAAGTAACAACTGAGTCATCTGTTAAAGCAATAAGCAAAGGTGGTTCTATTGTAACTGTTGCACCACCACTAGAACTTGTTACATCTGATACGACCATATAAACTTTTGTATGACTTGCGAATTTAATAAAATCACCAGCTTTAAATCTACCAGCACCATCTCCAGCAAATGCATCCATAGCAATCGTTGTATCTCCAACTGCGTGAACACCATTGACTAAAACTGTTCCTGACTCATTACCTCTAGCATCTTCTATTTCAGGTGGGATAATTGTAAAGTTTTCTTTGCCTGATCTTTGTTTAACTATAAAGGCCATTAAATCTCCATAAACATCTGATCTGTTGCCTGTTATAATTTGAACAGTAAAAGCCCATCTTTGATTATCTATTTGTCTTGCTAGTTTCTTACCACTAACTGTTTGAGATATAATAGTATTTTGAATTGACTTTATTCCAAAAGTTCCAAATTTAGCAGTTGATATAGGAAAAGCACCTGACATTAGATTAAGTTTTTACTCCCTCTTTCATTTACTGCGTTATTAATTAATTGAGTTATTGTTCCTCTATTTCTTGTAAGTAATTCATCAAACCCTGAAGAATCTACTGTATTAATATTAAAATTAACAGTAGTTGAACCACCACCACCTCTAGCAGATTGTTGTATTTGGCCTGATTGATTTGGTACAAATAATTCTGCACCTCTTTCACCTACCATATATGGTTGTCCTTTTTGTACTGAACCACCTGATGCTCTAGCAAAAATTGAACCTGTACTTAAAAAATTACTAGCACCACTAAAAAATGCTTGTTTTTTCATTTCAGCAGTTTGCGCTCTTAAAGAAGCTACAATTAACCCCTCATCTTTAACTTGTTCTTTTTTAAGTGCATTTCTAATTGTTTCCTGAATAACTATTTGAATTGTAAATGTTACAATGTCTAGTAATATTTTTTGTGCTAATTCTTTAAATGTCATATTTAAATCTTTACCAAGAACTAATGCTTCTGCTAGTCCTCTTGAAAATGCTTTTAGTCCACTTGTAGCCATTTTTGTTAATGTGTTGTTCAAATTTTCAAAATCTTTTTTAAATGACTCTAAAACACCATCTTTAATTTTTTGAAAACTCAAACCAAATTTTTCTACTGATTTATCTGCACTATCAAGTGCGTTCATCATATCATTAAACTGTTTTTTAGATATTTTTGCATTTTCTTCTAAACTTTTTATAAATTTTCTAATAATTGATTCTGCTTTACCAAAATTTTCTGCTGTTTCTTTAGACTCTTGATTTACTTGTTTTAGTGGTGTTTTTAATCTTTCCCCAGCTTTTCTAAATTCTTCAACTGTTTTTAAATTAGCTTTTAATGTATCTTCTGATATTAATTTTAAAAACCTTAATCCTTTTGCCATTCCCTCAATCATAGTAGCCATAGCAAAACTTAATTCTCCAAGAGCAGACCTAATAATGTCTATTGTGGACATTATTGCAACTAAAAGTAATTTACCTTTTCCACCTAACATAAGGAAACCAATAATACCAAATTCTCTAATACCTGATGGTAAAGCTTTAACTGATTCTATAATTCCACCAATAGCAAGACCAATCATTTTAAATACAGGTGTTAGTGTGTCCATTAAAACTGCTCCACCTATAAGAACAGATTTAGTAAAATTAATCATAAAATCAGATGTTTGTATTGCTAACTTTTTTAGCAAATCTCCATTGTTATCTATAATTTTATTAATATCTACCAAACCTTGTTTTACAAAATCAAAAAAACCAGCTTCATTAGTCTGTCGTCTAAATTTAAAAAGTTTATCTCCTAACATTGATAAAGTACCTGTAAGTGTAGTTGATAAAACTTCTGTTGCTTTTGAAAATCTACCATCTTCTCCAAATGCTTTTTCAAATGCTTCTATTGTATCTTCTACTGATACAGTTGCTCCAGCTTTAAAACCTAATAATGCTCTTACACCTCTTTCTCTAAAAATATCTGCTGAAGCAATACCACCAGCAAATGATCTTTGTATTTGTTCTGCTGTTGTTCTAAAATCTAATCCTGTTACTGATGCAACATTACCTGTAATTTTTAATATTTTTTGTAAATCATCTGCATCTTTTGATACAACAGCTAGGTTTCCTGATGCACCAGCTATTTCTTCTAGTGAAAAGGGAACTTTAGATGCAAAGTCTGTTAATCCTTTAAAAGCTTTTTGACCCTCTTTAACATTACCAAATAAAAAATTAAATCTAATTCCTAGTTCTTCAACTTCTCTACCAACATTAATAAATGACCTTACAACAAGACCACCACCAATACTAAGTAATGCAGTTTGTATAGAAAATATTGAACTCCTTAAATTTGTTAATCCAGCACGGACACCATTAAAAGCTTGTTTGGTTTTATCTTTTGCTAAAATATTTAATACTAAATTTTGTGCCATTATTTGTGCCTTGCTTTATTCATAGCTTCGTTATTTTCTTCGTTTTCTAACATTAGATAACCAACCCAATGATTATACTCCCATTCTTCCATTTTTAAAACAGAAGATAATGGTATTTTTAACCTATCAGCAATAATAAGTAAATTTTTTAATTGAGGGTCAGATTTTAGTTTTTTTTTACTTGGTCAGGATTGATTGCTTTAACCATTTCAGAAGCTACCCTAGACAATACATCAGAATCTACTTTGTGCATTAAAGAAAGTTTATCTTCTAATGTAAAAAGTTTATTGCCCTCTTTATCTAGTGCTTTCATAACTAGAATATCAGCAAGAATACTCACATCATTAAGATTATCTGATTTTCTAAAAAGTTTATTCTTTTCAGAAAGAGTTATTGGATTCCAATATATTACACTTGGTTTCCCAGCTTCATCTAACCATTCTTCTACTTCAAGATGTTGAACACCTAAAGACTCAAAATGAGATTTCGCAGAATCTATTAATTTCATAAATTATGAATTATACAGTTCCTATTGTTAATGCACCTGTTCCTTGAAAAGTAACAGATCGTGAAACTACTGCGTCCATAGCATTGTTCACAGACATTCCTGTAACAATTCCTGAACCAGCAAAGCTTCTGTCGCCACTTGCATTACCCTCAGGTAATAGAATAAAAGCGATTGTTGCACCAGCAACTAAAGTAGTTTGTGGTGTATC